CATCATGTTCCAGAACCACCGTCCCTCCTGCCTTGCTTTCAGAAATAAAATCTGAAATCATGCAGAGACCTGTACCACTTACCTATCATGGTAAGGGAATCCACTTCAAAGAACTGTCCTTGCGGACAGCGCTCTCTAGGATTCCATTTCCCCGGCAACTAGTGGGGAAACCGGTACCTTTGACAGCACAACTTCCTGGTAAGGAAGGACATGCTGAAAAGATCTCTGGTGACATCATCAATCTTGCTGGATCCCCTTTATACACAGGGACCAACAAGGTGTTAATCGATGAGGCATTAGGCAGTGAAATCACATTCCATGCTTCCCGTTTTTCCACAGTCGTGGGAACGGTTGGAATATCATGTGAACCAGGTAATAAACTACGTTACTATGCTGCACCGAATCAATTGGTGCAGAGGGCTCTTGAGCCTCTCAAAAGCGCTATCCAGCGTGTTTTGGAGCATATGCCTTGGGATTGTACCAAGGATCAACGTAGGGCAGATGGTGCTATATCTGCCGCCTTACTCTCAGATCGTACTGTCCACTCCGTGGATATGTCGAAAGCTACTGACAATTTCCCTTGGGAGTTTCAGAAGATTGTCCTAAAATCTATCCTTAAGGGTAGAAAACGGAATTCTGATGTAAGGCACCTGATGGACGAAGTGGTGACGAAAGGATGGTGGAACTTCCCCGGGGAAACCCGAGTGAAGTGGGGAAAGGGCCAACCCTTAGGGCTAGGACCTTCCTTTCCACTATTCGCATTGTCACATGGTCTTCTGCTACTACTGCTTAACAACAGTAAATGGGACCAGAAATTCTACATCCTTGGTGATGATGTTGTCATCTTGGATGACCTCCTTGCTAGCCGGTATCGTGAGATACTAGCTGCATGGAAGGTGAAGGTAAGCGAAACTAAAAGCTTCACATCGAGCAACATCGCTCAGTTTGGTGGTAAGACTTACACCAAACGGGGATCCTTTTGGATCCCGAAGTGGGTCCCCTTTACAGGGGACAACCTTATAGATCTGGAAGCCTGGTGGTACTCAGGCTTAACCAAGGGTTTACCAGATTACGGGCTAATTACCCGGGTTCTGAGTATGCCTTTCCCTTTTGGGATAGGACGTAATCCCCTTGGTTTACCACTCGACCATCGCTTAACTACGCAGTTTGTGGTTGAGTATTTGGAACGACGGCAGCGGCGTGTAGATGAAGGCATGCCTTCAACAACACGGGTTGATATTGCAGCTCTGGTCGACGCTCAAAAAGAGTTAGACCAAGGAAGTAAGTATGCCTTGGAAAGCATGCTTATGGCCGGAGGGGAATTACTACACCCCAATGGTTCCTTAACTGCAACCTACCAATCTCCGACAGGAGATTCCTTAAAGGTATTTTCCGTACTGATGCATGGTACGGTTGTACCTTGGTACCCTTCTATCCTTAGGAAAGATAAGAAGGTAGACCACTTTACCTTGGGACCTTAAGATCCTGGAAATAGATCTTTAGGCGTGTCGACTCTGTTAAATAGTCAGAGTAGCCTTCGG